AGCAGAGATGTGCATCGCAAGGCGCTCTTCACAAATATAGTCTACGTTTGTGATGATCGTGGGAATACAATCGATAGACTGAGCGTGAAACACGGAAAGGAACATAGGTGATGGCTACCTCTGAGAAGCGTTTGGTGCAGTTTGATAAGGTTTGCTCGCCTTACCTGACTGGCGAAGTCGCCTCCTTCGGCCCTGCTGAGGCTGGCAAATTGGTGGCGCGTGGTATTGCGCACTACGTCGTCAAGAAGGCAAGTGGGGGTTTTGGTCCCGCAGAAGGAGGAACAAGTGACGAACAGAATGATGCAGACCGACAAGTCGAGAAAAGAGCAGGTAAAGGATCTCGAGCGAGGACTGAAGAAGAGCCCCAAGCGGAAGAAGGGAAAGGGGAAGGGGAAGTCGACGGAGAAGAACCAGTCGAGGAAGAGCCAGTCAGCGACGACGACGAAGTCAAGGCGACAAAGCCCAAGCGGACGCGTCGCAAGCGGGCTAAGCTCTGAGCCTTGGGCGTTGTAGCAGGGGGCCGTTATCGGCATTTCGTCGCTGTGGAGCCATGAGATATGAGCATTGAGGTCCTAGAGCCCGCTCCATCTACTGCGCTAACCACGCTGTCAGCGGTGAAATGTGCCATGGGAATAACCGCGACAACCCAAGATGAGAATTTGCTTACCTTGATACAGGCAGCCTCGGATTTTGCATGCCGGTACTGCGGGCGCGAATTTGCATTTCAAAAACTCAGGGAGGGTTTGCCCGGTAAAGGGGTACCGGAAATCTTACTCTCCCTGACCCCCATCATTGAAGTAGAATCCCTGAAATACAATGAGAATGAAATGGATTCGGCTTCGTGGGCGGTAATTGACCACGAGATGGGTCTCATTCAGAGTAACTTCGGTTTCCATGGCACCTATTTCGGTGTGCCACGGACCATTGACAGTTTTCCTTCCAGCTACGCGCGAGAAGCCTATTTCGTCATTTACGAAGGTGGTTATGTGCTACCCGGTTGGGATGAAGCCATTTATGGCCCAAGAACACTTCCCTATGACCTTGAGCGTGCCATCATTGAGACTGTCAGTTATCAGCACAAGACCAGCGCAGCCAGTGGTGGCAGTGTCGGTGTGGTGTGGGATGGCGTGATGCAGTCGTACAAGATTGGCGATACTTCTGTCTCATGGGGGAACAAATCGGGGTCAGGAGGTGGATCTGGAGGTGGGTCTGACATTGGGGTTTCTGCGTTCTTCCCATCAGCGGCACTATCAGTGTTAAACTACTACAGGCGAGCCTTCTGATGGACTTCCTCACCTACGGCTTGGCACAAACCCTGACGTATTGGGAACTGACGGGTGTCGATGGCTACAATCAGCCGCAGTTTGCGGCACCGGTAAGCAGGACGTGCCGTTGGGAAGAACGCACCACGCGCATTCAGAACACTGAGGGTCAGGAAGTTTTGGCAAGGGCGCGCATATTCCTGGCTGAGGATATGAAGCTTGGGGATTACATTGCCCTTGGTGTGGTGGCTGGCGCGGACCCGCGTGTCATTCCTCAAGCAAGGGCAGTGATTGAGTTCCGCAAAACCCCGTCGCTTGACGGCGCTTCGTTTGAGAGGAAAAGCTACATATAATGGTTCGCCGTGTCTCATTTGCCAGAGGTCAGTTTCCCGGCACACGGTCGATCAATACCCTGTTGACCGATTACAAGGCATTCATCGGTGTGGTTGAAGCAGAAGCAATGCGTATCATGCAGAGAGCGGCGGAAATGACCTTGGAAACTACCCTGCCGCTTGTTCCAGTGCAGTATGGCGGTCTCAAGCAAAGCGGAAGAGCACAGGCCATACGCACAATGAAGGGGGTTGCCGCGCAGGTATCGTTTGGAGGGGAAGACGCCCCGGTAACCCCCACCCCCAATGCTCCAACAGGCATCGTCAAATATGCTGCCATTGTCAATTACGATGTGGCAAGGGAATACCGTTCGGGTCAAGCCTTTTTCATGGAAACAGGGGCAGCGGAAGCAAAAGATGAAGTTGACGCTTACATAAAAAAGGAACTGAAAAAGGTACAGCCCAAAAAGGGCCGCAAGAGATGACCAAAGCCATTACCGAAGATGTGAAGGACATCCTCAACGCTGCCAGCATCAGCGGCGGTACGTGGCCTTTGTTCATCGGTAGCGAACCGGCAGACCCCAACAATTGCATCACCTTGTACGATACACCGGGGGAATCCCCCAATCCAAAGTGGCTGCTTGACTTCCCAAGGTTTATGGTCCGCCTGCGGTCAACTGATTACGTGGCTGGTTTCAACAAAATAGAAGAGGTAAAGGAAGCGTTGCTTGGCTTGCCTAGTCAAACCATTGGCGACATCAGGTATGTAGGTGTGTGGGTAGTTCTTGATACTCATTTTCTTTTGGCTGATTCGAGAGGCAGAAGTATTTTCATCAATACGTATCGGTCAATAAGAGAACCCGCAACAGGAACGTACAGGCTCCCACTATGATCAACGTACAGAGGGTAGTTATGCGAGCATTGTCAATATGGGCGTGTTATGCTATTCCTCTAGAAACTGAAACCGTGCCAAATAGGAGGCTATCTTGACTACGGCCAAACAGGTCCAAATATCAGCCGATGGGGTAGCCTACTACACCCTTCCCGGCAACACTGGTGAATTTAACGATGAAGGTGAGCAGATCGATGATACGATCTTCGGTCATACCTTCTCGTCAACGCAGCCCGGTCTGATTTCTTGGACGTGCAACGCCCAAGCCTTCTATAAGGGCTTTGCTGGCTATGTTGCCAGCATAAAAAGTTCCGGTACGCCAGTTGCATCAACCGGCAATGCCATGACCTTAGTGTCGGGCAAGACCTACAAGATCACCGATGCGACGAAGAACGTGTGGGACTATACGGCAGCCCTTGTGGTCAACGACAACGCTGTTTTGGTCACTGAGAACAATTACAGTGTCAACTGGTTGTTCGGGCAAGTGACATTCGTCGACTCCTATACCGTGAATGGACCGGTAACGGTGGATGTGAGCTACATGCCGGTCACCGAAGTGTCAAAGGCGAATTCGTTCACCCTCACGCAGACAGCCGCGACTGTCGATCATACCGATTACCAGACCGCTCACGCGAACGATGGCTACCGTGTATACCGGCCCGGTCTGCGCACCGTCAGCCTTGAATTGGGCGGTTTCTACGACTCAGCCGACGCGGTGTGGGAAATCCTTGAAGGCCGTACCTCTGCGGTCATGGAGATCAACCCCGACGGTTCCGGTATGTCGCTGGCCCGTGGCATTTTCAAGCTGGTCACGCGCAATCAATCGGGCGACGTTGGTGCGCTGGAAACGCAGACCCGCACGTTCAACCTGTCAGTGCCGGAAGGCATGGATATAATCTTCAACTGGATACATGATGCTGGCACTACCTTGTCGCAGGCAATACGTGTCGCCCTCGATTCGTACATCGACCAGACGCTGTGCTTCGTCAGGTATATGCCTGATGGGTTTGACGACATTGCGTTTTTTGGTGAGGCAGTTCTCACCGACGTGTCGCTCAGCTCGAGCCTCGATGCCATGAACGAATTCACTGCCAATTTTCAGGGATCGGATCGTCCTACTCGAGCGGTCATTTCTGACTGATTGAGTTAGTGGGGTGGGGAAGTACCAGTACGTGTATGTGCGTTCAAACCATAGAGGAGATTGTACATGAAACCCATTCTCGCGCTGATCACCCCGCTAGGGGATGTCGGCGGTGAGCCTCCCGGTATTTGGGGCGGTGCCCCAATTCCGGTCCCGACACCTCCGATTCATTATCCTCCTCCGGGTGGCGTTGCGACGCCGCCGATCTACTACCCGCCGGTCATTTCCGGACCTCCCGGCCCGTGGCCGACGCCGCCCATCCATATTCCGGGTCAGCCACCGGTCATTTCTGGGCCGCCCGGTCCATGGCCGACACCGCCGATCCATATTCCGGGGCAGCCGCCTACCATTTGGGGTCCCCCCGGTCCATGGCCGACGCCGCCCATTCACCTTCCCGGTCAGCCGCCCGGAATTTGGGGACCGCCCGGACCGTGGCCGACGCCGCCGATCCATATTCCACCGCCGCCTCCGCCGTTCCCGGAACCGCCGACTGAGGGCGCAAAGCCTCCGCCGCCCGAAGGTGGATGGGGATACCATCCTGATTAGGGTTGGGGGTATTTCCCACCGACCAGCGATAAGCCGCAGCCGCCCAGCGGTGGTACCACACCGCCGCCTGCGCCTAAGAAGTGAGTGAATGAAGACGACACGGTTCGGCCACCCTTCCTCTAGGGTGGCCGATAGGCATCTAGGTAGCAAGGAAGGAAAGAACATGGCAACCAGCAGAGATAAAATGCGAGCTTCTATTTTCAAGGATGAAAATAAGAGGCCTGCATCGTCCGTCATCACACTGTTCGGGGAACAGGTCGAGATCCGCCAACCTACGCTTGCCATCATCAACAAGATTGGCCGGCTGACTGTCGACCCCAAAATTCCCGGCATTGTTCGCGTTCTGATTGAATATTGCTACATTCCTGGCACGGATGAAAAAGTGTTCGATCAGGCTGATGCAGAACAACTGGCATCAATGCCGACTGGTCAGTGGCTTCACGATTTCAATAGGGAAGTTGAGAAGCTAACGGGGGTGGACGTAAAGGTCGCGGAAAAAAACTCAGAAGAGACGGCATAAGGCTGTCGACCTTTTATCTAGCCGAGCGATTCGGCAAGCTGGTACATGAGGTAGAGGATTCGCTAACTACGGAAGAGTTGGCGGAGTATTTGGCTTACTTCAAAATCAAGAGTGATGAAGAAGCCAAAGCTGCCAAGAAAAGATCTTCCAGTGTACCAAAGCGGAGAAGGTAAGCATGGCGACCCTTCAAGATCTCACGTATGTGATTGAAGCCAATACGCAAGGTTTGCAGGCTGCCTTTGCCCCCATCCAAAAATTAGAAAAAACGCTC